TTAATCTCGAAATTCTCGTCGAGGCGCACGACGTTGATGATGTCACCAACGACCGGCTGCGCGATCTGGGTAATCGGCAGCATGAAGGTGTTGGTCGCGACGACGAAGCTGCCCCCGTTCACCTCCAGATCGCCAGTCGGGCGGTTCCAAATTGCCGAGAACCCGCCGACGCCGTTGTAACGGATCGCCTCGCCATGCTCTTCCGGATCGAAGAACACGTCGAGGTCGTCGGCAAAGTTCATTGGCATCAGGTCAGGCCTTGTGAACTTCGACCAGTTCGACCGCGCCGGTAGCGACGAGAGCGGCGATCGCCTTGCTGTCGAGCTTGTGTTCCTTGGCTAGGTCGTCCGTCAGGAACGTCTCCGGATCGATCTTCTGACCTTTCGAGCCGGTAGTCAGCTCGTGCACGGTACGAGGAATTTCGACGATCGTCGGGGTCGTGGACGCCTTCGCGGCGGCGGGAGGTGTTTCATCGGCCATTGCGGCCTCCTTTTCTGGGGTGAACTGCACGCGTCATCGCGGCAGGTTGCCGACGGTCTGGAGCCGCCGGCGACAGGCTCAGCGGACGGTGATGCAGGCGCTGGCATTCGGACGCTTCGGCACGAAGAGAGGCGCCGACTGCGTCATCAGATATTCGCCTGCCGGGTTTTCCTCGATCCAGTTCTTCGAGAAGAGGCGGGCGGCGCCGTAGTTGTTGCGCGGGTCGAGGATGGCACCGTAGCAGGGCGTACCTTCATAGGTGCCGGGCGCACCGATGATCACGGTGTACTGCGGCAGCAGCTTCTTGATCGTTCCGTCGACGTCTTCGTACGTGTCGTTGTACACGTACAATTCGACGGTGCCGATCCGGCCCATGAACACCGGCGAGCCTGGCACACCGGGCTTAAAGCCGAGATCCACGGCGCTGGTATTGCCCTGGTAGGTGGTGTCGAGCTTTTCCTTGAGCTTCGCATCGGCCTTCAGCAGCGCCCAGGCGTCCTTTTCGAAGACGACATGGCTTGGAGCCGCACCGCATTCTTCCGCGACCTCCTGGATCCAGCCCTCAAGATTATCGACGGGCGATACGCCCGCTTCACCCCACCGCGCACCGCCGATTAGCGTCTTGCTGAGCGAAGCCTTGCGACCGAAACTCACCACCGCGCGCGGATATTCGATGCCCTCGATGATCACGCCGCCGGTGCGGAGAATCTCGGAGGCCATCTGTTCTTCGCGGCGTTCGATCTTCTTCTTGTGCGCCGCCAGATAGTCGACGAACGCGAGGTCGCGCCGCTGCTGCAGAGTGAATTCGCCGCCGAGCGGCTCGCCCGGACGCCGACGCGCGAGCTTGTGGCCGTGGATCGTGTCCATCGGCTTGACGTATCCGGGTGCGAACCGGTCCGTCTGGAACGGACGGTCCTGGCCCGGCGTGCCCTTCGAGTAGGGGCTCACCCAAGGAGCAATGCGCTTGTCGTCGAACACGCGGTCGAAAAGGACTTCCGGTTCGTCGAACTCGATCGGCGTTGCGCCGAAGAAGAGGGAGCGCAGGAAGTTGCCCTGTACCGCGAGCGGCGTAATGATGCCGATCAGTGCAGTGGTCGAATAGAGAAGTGGGTCCATGGTCGGGCCTTTCCAGTCAGGGGAAGGGCGGCCCGACCACTATCGGACCGCCAAGGTGGGTGAGGGGGCGTCAGCCTTCGAAGGTGATGCCCTTGTCGCGGAATCCCGCACGGATGCTGGCAAGCGTGTGACCAGCGCCAAGCACGAGTTGCGAACCGATCAGATCGCCGGTTTCGATCGCCATGGCCTCGACGTCGCCGCCGGTCGCGTCGACCGTGTAGGAGAGCACGTACTGCGGGGTCTGGCTGCCGTCGTTGGCGGCGGCGGCCGAGATATTCGCCTTCTTGGTGGCATCAACGATGCCGAGCACGGCCCCGATGGGATAGATCGCGCCAGCGAGCAGCGTGACCTTCTTGGTGTTTGGGGCGCCCGACCGGATCAACGTGACGAACGGCGTCGACGAGGTCGTGGCGTAACTTGCGCGAGAGTACATAGCGCGGATCCTTGTCTTGGGCGGCCGTCAGGCCGCGGGCTGGCGGAGGGCTGGGATCAGCTGGCGGGCTTGAGATGACGCGCGGCGGCGACGCCAACGGAGGCCGCGAAGCCGAGGATGCCCGCGGCCTGTTCTGCGCCGGTCTTCGCCTTGCCCTTCGGAGCGCCTTTGCCCGCGGTGGGCAGCTGCTCTTCCTGCACGGCGCCATCGCGCAGGTCCTCGATCGAGGCACCACGCTTCTTCGATGCGGTCGCGAGACCGATGGCGAACGCTCCCGCGTCCTGGCCGCTCTCGATGGCGTTGCGCAGCGGGGTCGCGAGGATGCTCGACGGGCAGAGGTCCGCGAGTGCGAGGATACGCCCGCGCTCGGCGGTGACAGCGGCGGCGACCGGATCGGCCTTGTCGTCTTCGACCGTGCCTTCGGCTTCGGCCGCCGTGATTTTGTCCCTCAGGTCGGCGAGTTCCTTCTCGTCGGCCGTGTCCGCCGCCTCTTCCTCGGCGGATAGGTCACGGTTCGCGCTGAGCGCGGTGTTGATACGGGCTTCCATGCGCGATGCGACCGCACGCGCCTGAGCACGAAGTGCTTCCAGGTCCATATTATGCTCCATTGGTGCGGGCGCTCACGGCCCAAGGTTCACGCCCGGGGTGGGCGGAAAGTCAGATGGCGTCGGCCATCGCGGCGGCGCGCTTGCGCATCAGCGCCAGACGCGCGCGGCTCGAACTTAGTTTGCCTACGACATCGCGCAGCGTCATCACGCCGTCGGTCACGCCGAGCGTTGCGGCGCGCGCAGCTGGGAAGGTGCGGCCGGAGCCGTGAATCCCCGGAACATCCGACGCATCGATGCCGCGCCCGCGCGCGATCGCCGCGATAAAAGCCTCGTTCATTTCGTCGATCTCTGCCTGCATCTCGGCGCGATCTTCGTCCGTGAGCGGCGCATAAGGATGTCCGGCGATCTTTTCGGGGTCGGACGCGATCAGCGTGGTCTTCATGCCGATCTTGTCCTCGAAACCGGACATGTCGACATGGCCGCCACGAACGCCGACTGACCCGACGCCGCCGCTGGTCGAGGCGTAATAGGCGGTGCCCTGCGTGCAGATCCAATGCGACGCAGAATAGGAATACGGGCTAGCGACCGCGATCACCGGCTTGCTCTGGCGAACCTCGTAAACCGCATCGCCGGCTTCGGCGGTGCCGTAGACGAGGCCGCCAGGGCTCATGGCCGCGATGACGATCGCGCCGACCGACGTATCTGCGCCGAGCTCGCGCATTTGGTTGGCGAACCGCTCCGTCGACGTGCCGCCGTAACTGCCCTTCGGCGACAGCGGACCGTTGAGAGGGATGATGACGGTGGCGCCGTCGCGTACTGGGTCTGCCGGCTTCGCTGCCACCGCGCCGCCGCCGAACGCAGCCAGCGCCTTCAGCGCGTCGGGTAACATCGCGTCGATCGACCCGCGCTTCAGCAGGTCGCCGAGCGCGTCGGGGTGCATGGCCCACAGAGTGCGGGCGCCGAAGGTCTCAAGCATCCTTGACGTCCTCTTTCTTCTTAGGGGGCTCGACGTCGTTGCCGTCATCGACGTTGCCCGCAGGCGTGCCGGGCGAGACCGCCACGGGGAGACCCTCGGCCTTCCAGGCGCGATGCTCACGGCCGCGGCGGCGGACGTTCTCGCGGTAGCTGCCGCCGGTCAGCTCGGCGGTGATCTCTTCGCCGGTCTGCCAGCCATTGTCCTGGCGGATTTTGTAACCGTTGGCCTCCTGCGCCATGTTCAGCGCGATCTTGCCATCACCGCGCCAGTCGACGCCGGTCCAAGCGGCGCGGATCGCGAGGTCGCGGAAGAAGCCGGGCATGGCGTAGTCGCCGCGCGCTACCTTCTCGGCGATGAAGCAGATGTACGTCGGCACGCACCAGTCGCCGCCGAACCACGCGCGCTCGGCGCGGATATCGAGGTACATCGCCTCTAGTTCCGCCTTGCTGGCGGTGTAGCTGGAGTTAAACATCAGCATCAGGATGCCGGAAGGCACGCCGATCGCCGCACCGATCTGCCGCACGATCGCTTCGAAGAACGGGTTGAACGCGGAGTTTGGCCGGCCTGGTGACTTGATTTCGACCTCGGCCTCGCTGTCGATCTCCATGACCGAGCCAGACTCGAACTTGTACTGGGGCGCCGAGGGCGGAATGTCGTATGCTGGGCCGGTGGCGCCTTCGCCTGGCTCTACGCCGTCGCCCTCGTCACCGTAATCCGGCTCGGGCATTGGCGTCGCGCCAGGCGATTTATAGACGACGGCAATCATCGCCGACATCACCGACGCGAACAACTCGGCGTCAGACAGATCCGACACCATCTTAAGCGGCTCGAGGACCGTGGCGAGCATGCCGACGCCGCGGACCTGTTCGGCGCGTTCCTTCTTGTAGACGTGCACGACACGCGGAAGGTTTAGATCAGTATCCCATGCCTCGATCCGCTCCGGCACCTGAGCGGCAGCGCTGATCAACTGCAGATCACCGGGGTGCTGCTTGAGGATATGATAAGCGACCGGGTTCCAGTGCGGATCGACCTCCACGCCACCAGCGATGACATTGCCAGTGCGCGGATCGACCGCGCCGTCTGCGACGGTGGGCGGGTTGCGCAGCCGATCGGCTTCGACCAGCTGCCACGCGGTCAACGTCACCCGGCCGGGCTGGTTGTCGGGCATCACGCGCAACGCGAGCATGTCGCCGGACGTCACCGTGCCGCGTTCAACGATCGCTTGGACACCGTAGCCGGTTGCCTGGCGCGACGCGTCGACGTCCTTCGACGACATATACGCATCGTAATCCGTCGCGATGCGCTGTTCCCACGCTTCCTGCTCATCCGCGGACAGGCCCAGCACGGTACCGTTGATGGCGGGAATCGCCATCAACCCGGTGCCGATAGTGAACGTGACCTTCCGGTGGATCGCCGCGGTGGCGATTGGCTGGTTCATCGCGGCGTCGCGCTGCTCGGCGCGCAGTCGCTCCGAACCCGGTAGGTTGTCCGCGTTGGCTGATCGCGCCCGGGCAAACCAGCCGCGGCGCTTGCCGCGGTCTGGTTGCGCACCGCGGTACCCGCCGGCGCCTCCGAAGACAGATGCGCTCGCCGCCATACGCGTGCGGGCGTTGATACGCGCCTCGGCCGCCGCCGGGTTCACTACGGCGATCGCGCGATCGATCAGATTAGGCTGAACGCGAAATTTCACGTCAGCGCATCCGATAGGAGCCGCCGCGGACGCGGCCAACGGCGCGCGCGGGGGGCGGGTTCGGGTTCAGGCGATCGACGTGACCCTGCCAGTAAACGAGACCCTCGCGGATTTCCTTCAGATCGGCGCGCGTCAGCTTGCGGTCGCCCATCTCATAGGACTGGCTCCCCAGCACCTTTGCCTCGGCGGCAAGATACTGTTCGAGGCGCCCGACCGCGACCGCCAAGGTAATGCCCAACGCTGCCATGAGAATTCCTTCAGTGCGAGCGGACGGTGCGGACGGATCGGCGCGGCTTGGGCCGCGTGGGCCCAGTCGGCTTGGCCTGGACGACCCTCGGGCCGGCTGGGGTCGGCGTCGGCGGCTGCGGGGTGGCATCCGGGTCGTTTGTTGGCTCCGCGATGCGCGCGGCGCCCTTGGGACGAGGCGGTCGTGCCCATTGGGGCACGTTGGTCAGGTTCTGATCGAGCCCGATCATGCGGAGCATGACGACGAGCGCGTACACGAACAGATCCCAGCTCTCGTTCCTGACGCCCTCCGGCTTCTCCCAAAGCCCCTCGACCTTTTCCTCGGCGCGCAGTTCGGCGATCGCCTTGGCGGGGAAGTCGGTTGGTATGTCCATGTACGCCGGCCCCGGAGCGGGGCGGCGCATACGGTAATCCGCAATGTCCTTCATGCGGTTGACGTTCGGGATCCAGAGTTCGCACTCGGGCAGTCCCTTGACCTGCCGCTTGGCGTCAACGGTTGGGGCCGGCAGCAGGCGGCCACCCGGCTTATTGCCGCCTTTCAGGAGCATGATGGCGGTTGCAGGCAGAGCCGCGCGGCGCGCCTTACGGCTGCCGGTGACCATGTCTGACCACCACGCATAGGCGTTGTCAGTTGCATCGTCGGTACCGCCGGTGTCGATGCCGGTGCAGAACACTTTCATGCGCAGCGAGGGATCACGCTGCAGCGGATAGGTGCGGCTCAGCACCTTCTCATAAAGAACTGACCAGTGCTCGCGACGACGGAACGGCTCGAGCTTGGTGATGCCGTCGGAGAGCGTCAGGATATCGAAGCGATCGATGATCCAGGTGCGGTTGCCGACCCCATGGCCGACCGCCATCACCGAGAACCGATCGATGCCAAGATCGACCGTCATGGTTATCGCCACAACGCCGTCGGGCACGACGCCCATCTTATAGCCCGATGCTTCGGCGCGCTCGGTCAGCGCGTCCGCGGTCACCGGCGCGTCTGCGCTCGACCGGCTGACATAGTTGCGGCCCACCTTCGTCTGGAAGAAGGACTTGAGCGGACCTTCGTCCTGATGCTCTTCAAACCGCAGTTCGGCGGTACGATACTGCCGTGCGAGCGTGGACCAGGGCGCAAGCCCAAACGTGCCGTCGAACCAGTAGCTATCGGTCGCGTTCGGCTCGATCACGCCGGTTTT